CCTACCGACGCGAGTCCGATTAACACTCCTCCGATCGTACACCGTATCGCGAGATCGTTTAACGATATACTATCGATATCCGACGATCCTACGGCCCCGAGGATAATTACGAACCCGGCCACAAACAACAGACTACTAACAATTTTTACGACACGCATTTTTTACCTCGCTTTCGAGACTTATCTCTCGTAACAATACTCGTTAAGAGTCGGTATACCGGTTCCGCGTCCTCTACCTTTACAACGTGGCCGGTTATGTCCGTCTTAACGGTTCCGTCTCGGAGAACGTGATAAACCATTACTCGCCCTCCTCGGTAACTTCGAAAAGTTCCTCGAGTGGTAAGGCCACTCCGAGACGGGACTTAATGATTTTTGCCTCCGCGAGAGTGATCGGATACTTTCCGTTGATTTTTTGGGAGACCGTACTTACGGTTTTACCTAACGCCTCCGCCAAATCCTCGAGAGTAATACCCTTACGACTCATTTCCGCTTTTACATTTTTGTACATTCTTTTCTCCTTTCTTGTGACCTATTTCACATAATAAACGTGAGAACGAGCGTTCTCGTTTTTTACGCAATTTCGTAAATCACAGTTTTTATTATATTCGCAATTTCGTAAAAGTCAATAGGTTTCTTTTAAATTTTTAAAAAATTTTTATCTCTCACAAATTTTCGTTTTTTAACACGATACTTTCTTTTGATATATTTATATGATTCATTCTATTAAAATATTACGATAATTTTTAATCTATTTTCGATATTTCGAAAATAGTTATTGAAATTTCGAAAACTAAGGATTATAATAGGAATTACTTTAAGGAGGTGTTAAATATGAGTACCGAGGATAAATTAAAAGATTTGATACTTAAGAGATACCATAGTATACGAGAGTTTACGATCGCGATCGATATACCTTATACGACTATGGATAGTATTTTTCGACGCGGAGTAGGTAACTCGAGCGTATCGAACGTGATTAAGATTTGTAAGGCGTTAGGTATTAGCGCGGACGCCCTGGCCGACGGAGAGATCGTACCGGTTAAGAAAAGAACGGCGACCCCGATTAATGATCGGTTCGAGGTTAAGGAGATTTTATCCGATACGAAAGATCGTTTGATTCATTCCGGCGAAATTACTCTCGACGGAAAACCAATCGGTAAAGCCGGGATCGAATCCATAATCGACGCTATGGACGTCGGGATCGAAATCGCTCGGAAAAAATCATAACAAAAACCATAACAAAAACTACCTTTTTCGAAAAAAGTTCGTTTTCGCGTCGTGATTGATTTCGTTCGACCATAACAAAAACTTTTCAAAAAACCCGTTTTTGTTAGATTTTGTTATACATTTTGTTATACCCCAAACCCTTGATTTTACTGGGTTTTCCCCTCTTATATAACATAATTATTATTTTTTTTATAACTTAATAGAAAATATATAATAATAGTATATAAGATATATAAAAATAAAAGTTATAAGGAGTTAGAGATTTTTTTGTTATTTTGTTATGGACGCATAAAAAAACCGTCCCGTTGTGAAGAACGAGACGGATCCACTATTACAAACCCGGAGGTCTATAATAAGTTGACAAAGATAATTATAGCATACCTCCCGGGACACATAAAAGGGAGTTGTTGGAAATGGATACAAATATCGATTTTAACGCAAGGAACGTTTTAAGGGTAGCACTTTATATAAGGGTTTCCACCCAGGAGCAAGCGAACGAGGGATATTCCGTCGGAGAGCAAACGGACCGACTTAAGAAATACGCGGAGGCTATGCACTGGGACATATATAAAATTTACGTGGATCCGGGATACTCCGGAGGCAATACGGACCGCCCAGGTCTTAACGAATTGATTAAGGACGTCAAAACCGGCGTGATCGATAAAGTCGTCGTTTATAAATTGGATCGCTTAAGCCGGTCGCAAAAAGACACACTTATTTTGATCGAGGACGTTTTCCTCGCCAATAAAACGGATTTCGTAAGTATGTCGGAGAATTTCGATACAAGCTCCCCGATCGGACGCGCCGTCCTGGGATTGCTCGCCGTTTTCGCCCAACTCGAGAGAGACCAAATTAAAGAACGTATGGGTATGGGTAAAGGCGCGAGAGCTAAGGAGGGTAAATGGCATGGAGGAAACGTCCAACCGATCGGATACAATTATAATCCGGCGACGGATCTCCTCGAGGTTAACGAGTACGAGGCTCTCCAGGTTAACGAGCTTTTCGATCTGTTTTTACAAGGTATGCAATATCGTACTATGGAGAGACTTTTTGAGGAAAAAGGATACAGACACAAACACGGCCTATGGCAACCTAAAACCATGAAACAAGTTTTAAGGAACGTATTGTATATCGGGATCATACGTCATAATGACGAAACACACCCGGGACTACATACGCCGATAGTAGATAAAGCGAAATTCGAGAAAGCGCAAAAATTATTAGACGCTCGTCAAGAACAATACGCGAAACACACTCGAAAGACGACCGGATTTACGACTCCTCTCGGCGGTATGTTAATGTGTAAACAGTGCGGAGCGAAATACGCAAAACAACACAATAGCCGGATAAAAGAAAATCCGCAAATGTGGTATATGTGTTATAGTCGCTCGAAAAAATCTAAGGCTATGATTAAGGATCCGAATTGTCGTAATAAAAACTGGAAAGTCGAACACTTAGAAAAGGTTGTTTTCGACGAGATTAAAAAGCTCGCTCTCGACCCTAGTTATATAAGTACGGTTATCCAGGATAAGAACGACCGGACCGATAACCCGAATAAGATCGATCTCCTTAACAAAGAGATCGAAAAGATCGATAATCAGATTTCCCGGTTTATGGATCTTTACGGTATTGGAAAATTTACTATCGACCAAGTATCGAGTAAAATCGATCCTCTCAATAACCAAAAAGCCGGACTCGTTAAGGAGCTAGAAAATTTAAAAGGCGACTCCGGAGATCTAACGAAAGAGAACGCGATCAAACTCGTTAAGAGTTTCGAACCGGTATTAGAACGAGGAGATCTCGAGGAGATCCGCTCCCTACTGGCGTCCCTATTCTACTATATCGAGATCGACGACGAGGACGTTTATATCCATTGGAAATTTGCATAATACAAAGAGAGACGCCCCGACCTGGGACGTCTCTTTTATTTGTCTTATACGTGAGAACCCTTGATACATAAGGGTTTTTCACTGTATACCGCATTTGTACCTCGGTTTTAACCGTATTCCCCATACGGTATACACGATATCCATTATAGATAGTATAACACATATCGACAAATTTATTTGTTTCCTTAATAGTCTCCGAAAATATCTTTTGAACCTCTACACCCTTAGGTGTACAACTTGCACAAAAACCGAGTGTAAATTTTGTGCATTTTGCCGTTGTTTTTCTACACCCATAGGTGTATAATATAGACATAAGGTAAAGGAAAACAAACCACTTAAGGTGGTACATAATATGGACGCTACTACATTACTTTACTTAATCGAACGCTTCGAGCGTAACGCGGTCGGACACTCCACTTTAGAGGGAGCAATGATCGCAACGTTCGGTATTGATTGGGAGGTTACTCCGGAATACCGCGAGGTTGCTTCCTACGTTACCGAGTGCATGACTTATGACTCGGAATCCGGCGATTGGTTTTAATCGCACTCATAACCGCCCCCGGCGGTATATCCGGGGAATAAAAAAAAGTATTTGACAAACTACACCGATGGGTGTATAGTAAAATTATCCTAACACGGAGGCGAGCTTATGAAAATTACAACCTTACAAGAAAGAATCGAAAAAGCAAATCAAAAAATCGAGAAGAAACTTAACACGATCTCAAAAAAGAACGCACAAATCGAAAAGAAATACTCGGTACTTAAGAAACTCGGAGTCGAGGATCCGGAGAACCGGGACCGCGAGGAGTTCAGAAACGCCGAAAACTGGCATGATATTTTTTGGACGTACGCCGATATCGAAAATTTAAAAGCCGATATTATCCGAGGCGGTAAAGAGATCGAGGCCACCAAAAAGACTCTCGAGAAATACGAGGCACAATTAGCCGGAGAGATCGCGAAAGAGAGTGTATTCTTAACGGAGATC